AAGTACGATTCTAATGGCAATGTTATTTGGGCAACAAATATACGAAGCCCTGATGGAGATCCAATTAATCGTGATATAGCACCTACTGCACTCACAGTGAGCGGAGGATTTATTTATATTGCAGGATTCGCAAATTATTCGGATGTAGCAACATACGATCCGACGAATGCAACAACGAATCCGGCTGAAGGTACACAAACGCAAACAGGTGCTACTATGATTTGGAATGGTGGAAGTTCAGATCCAAACCAAGGAGCATGTGACGGAATTCTTATAGCATATAATACAAATGGTATCCCACAGTGGAAGACGCATATTATTGGAACAGCACCTTATAATAATGGTTTAGGTGTTTTTACCACATCTGTAGTAACAGGAGGCGGTAATATTTATGTAAGCGGTATTACTGATACATTAGGTCCTCCACCCATTATAACATTTTATAATACGCCAGACGGAACGGTAAATTCTAAATTTACTCTTACAAATACCGCAATGGCTAATAATTTTACAGTAGCGTATAATACAGAGGGTAAAGTGTTGTGGGTAAAAAATACTAGTGCTTCTGGAACAAACAGTGTATTAACTAACAGTTTAATGGCATATACAAACGCACTCTATGTAGGGTCGCCTGGAAGTGGCGTGGCAGTTTAAACCGTCCGCAACCATATATAAATATAACTTCCCCGTGAAATGGAGCAAGATTGGGTCGCCGCCGCCGAGGAATACGTAGGGAAAAACGGATGGGGTGCGCGCGGCAAGACCCTCGGCATCAGTCGTATGTACTCAGAAAACGGTGCGGATAAAGCCCTCATTCGTAAAGAGAAAGTAGTCGCCAGCCTTCGACCACGCGGTATCCTTTCAGGATTCCTTGCGGTTGTTCCCAATCTAGGATATGCGGTGTATTTGCCGCCAATTGCGGCAAAAATGGGACCGCAGCGCTTCCGCCTTCGCCTTTCCCAAGCCGTCCTAAACGACGGTGCTGTCTTTTCGGCGTATTTTAACCGCCACAAGCAACTTGTCATTGAGGACGTCCTTACGTGGCAATCCACACCAGTTTGGCATACAAAGCCGTTTAAGGAGCGGTGGGAACGTATTGTTGCCGATTTCGCCACCAACCACTTCAAACCTATGTTAGAAATACAGGGAACGGCGATTATCCTAGCACAGTATACATCTGTGAATCAGGTTCAAGCCCAAGAACCTGATGTAAATCAAGTCATTGAGTTTGTTCTCAACGGTCCGAATACAAAGCGGATTATTTGGATCCCGCCGAAGGTTGAGCCGGCTCCGACAACGCAGCCTGCTAAGGAGCCGACGCCTGGTGCGGATGTATTTAAGGTAAAGAAGGAAATGGGACCCGACGTTTTCTCCGTTTGGCGCGGTGAGGAGCGTTTGGGTCTGGGTCTCGTGAGGACGTTGGCGATTAGCCGAGCACTACGTCTGGCAAACCTGGACGAAATTCAGGTTGTTGCTGAGCATAATAAGCAATTTGATAAGTGGGAGATTAAGACGGTTATAGAACCAAAAAAATCCGAGGGGTAAGATAGAGGATGAATCGTGCGTTACGCCGTGGAATGAATAAGAAGCACGGGCTTCACGGAAGTATGAATCGTCGTCGCGGGGGCGGGTACTCTGCCGAGGGCACTCTGTTTCCGCTAAATAAGACGCCTGGCGGCGATTGGGCGAATCAGACGGGTCTGGGTCAGTACGCAGTGACGAATCCTTACAGCGACTGCTCGTGGACAAGCCGTCCCGGCGAACTCTACAATGAGGTGACGAATGCGAGCTTGGCGTCGGCGCAGGCGCCTATGGCAGGCGGTCGCCGTCGTTCGCGCCGTGTGCGGGGCGGTGGCTGCGGTTGCGGTATGCCGCGCATGTCTGGGGGTGGCTGCGGATGCGGTGCACCGGCAGTTACGGGTCTGCCGATGCGTAATAATGCGCCTTACAGCGGCGGTCGTCGTCGCACAATGCGCCGCTATCGCGGCGGTGGCACCTACGGCTACTCCATTGACCCGAGCCAGAGCATTGGCGGCAACGGACCGAATGTAGATGCACTACATGTACCGGTGCCTTGCGATGGTCGTATGGGCACGCACCACGCCTTGAACCCCCAGGTGGCGGAGGGTCCCGACCCGAGAGCGCCGGCGGATCTCTACTCGTTAGCGCCCCCTGGATCTACGGCGGGTGTTACGGGATACGAGGAGGGTACGCTGAACCCTGCGTTCATGAAGGGCGGTCGTCGTCGCTCAATGCGCCGTGCTCGCCGTGCCCGCCGTGTAGGCGGCTCGTATGGCACGCCGAACGCCTACCCTGAGGAGTGCTACCGTGGTACGGGTTCGTCGTTGCCGGTGTACAATGCATCAACGGCGGGTTTCACGTTCTCGCCTTCTACGGATAAGGGCGTGTTCTTGCCTGACGGTGTAGCGGCATACAATGAGGTATGGCCGGTGGCGGCGCGTGTTGGACCGGCGAATGGTCCTTCGCCCGTCAGCGGCGGTGCTCGCCGCCGTAAGAGCCGCAAGAATGTGAAGAAGAACAAGCGTAGCCGTAAGCATTAAATACCCAATATAAGTAGAATGAGTAACTTAAATACAGTTGTGAATGACGAGATTGCTCGTAATTCAGAACTCATGAAAAAACGAGGTGCTATTTTGGAAGTAGGGCGTATTGTACAGAATCGTGGCGGTTATAACGCCGCCACAAGAACTGTGCGAAGCCTTGTTGCAAAACTAAAAAGCAAGCATTCAAGGGATTTTAATCTTGTAATTTCGCAGGCGAAGATTGCAGCGAAGGTATCTCGTGGTGGCAAGCGTAAAACGCGCAAACTCCGTCGCAACTAACAACCTCGGTAGTAAACGCCAAATAAAACACCGAAGGTGACTCCAACAACAACTCCTATAAATCCAATGAACGCACCGGCAACCTTTTGCGAGCACCACACTTTTGGCGTAGCAGCCGCAGGAGCCCGAATAACGTAATCCTGAACCGTATCGGGAACTACTAGAACAACCGGATTTTCAACAACCGTTGTCATTATGCTTAAAATAAGTATAATGCGACAAAAATGATTCAACTTTTTTGCACCACACTAAGATAGGTAAACAGGACATGGGTCTGCTATCCATTATCGTTGCCACTGCTAGTATTGTAGGATCGTGGGCGTATAGCGGTGGCGCAAAAGACTGTGGCACCGTAGGTCACGGCACTTTCCAATCAACTCTGCCGTCTGGAATGACGCTGTCGCTCATTGATACGAGCACAGCCGCCGCCACGACGCAGTGGTCGGCGGGCAAGACATATACGGTTCAGATTCAATCAACGTCGTCGTTCAAGGGCTGGAGCTGGGCGCCGCTCAAGGGCACTCCGGCAAGTTTCACTGCGGGGTCTGCCAATATGGCGGGCTCTTTCGCCGCGGGCGATTCCTATTCCCACGTGAATACGGGCTGCCCTGGATCTATTACACAGACAAATGGCGGAACGTCACGTACACTTATTAAGGCGACGTGGACGGCACCGGCAGCGGGAACCGGTACGGTCAGCCTATGGGCACTGATTGTCGTTTCAAAAGGCGGCAATAACTACAATGCGGTTCAGACGGTGACGGAGCTGGTAGCGGGCGCTAGTCCGTCCGCAGCAGCGGCGGCAACAGCAACCAGGACGCATACAGTAGCGGCAAGTGCATCAAGGGGTGCGAGTACAACCGCAACGCCGACTTCGGCGGCAACCATTTCGTCTGGGCATTCGGTAAGCAGCACTCCTGCGGCGGCGGTAGCTCCAGCTCCAGCTCCAGCTCAAGCAGTTACCACCGTTGCTATAGCATCCAATGCAGCCAATACAGTTCCTATTGCGATTGGTAGCGCATTTGCCGGTGCCGTATTTGTTGCCGGTATTGCTATATTCGTTACCATTATGAACAAGAATCAGAAGAAACCATTCCAATTTACCCCCACGGTCGTTGTAAACTCACCGGTTTCCCAAAACGACGACTCCAATCCCTATATAGTGAATGTAGCCCGTACAAAAATGGCATTTACTACTGCGCCAGTACACATTTAGTTAGCGCGGAAGGAATCCGCCAAAAGCGTATATGAAGAGAACCGTGATACCGACACCACAGAGCATCAAACATCCGCCAAACACCCAGGGGTAACGGCAACAAATCCAATCAGGCGCCGGCATTAGCATAAACTCCTGAAAGCTAGATCGCCCTACCTTAATTACGACGTGCCCGGCAGGCACCGGCACTGTAGTCCTCACCACAGTATGTTTCATTGTGTTAGAAACACAGGAAAACATATAAACATTCAATTTTTAATCGCTTATTCGTACATAATACGGGTACCACGGGCTCGGCGGAACGTGCGTCGCTGTTTCTTTGGACGCTTGGGCGACGGCGGCGGAGAGCCCACTTTACGCGTAGTACGCGTTGGCGATAAATTCCGTTTCGGCTTCTTATTCATTGATGTATTGAATCCGAGACCTGATCCTGGTGGCGGTACAGCTTTCCGTAACATCCACGCAGGATTTCTTACCGTGGTATTTTTCTTTCCAGACATCCCTACTTTACTCATACATAATACGCGGAGACTCGGATGGGGCTTTACGAGTATGGCGACGGCGCGCACCTCCAGTTGTAGCAGCGCGGTATAAGTCGGGAATGAGTCCGCCAACACGAGCGCCGCTACTAGAATTGACGTACTGTGAGGCGACCCGCTCGGCAATTTTCCTGATATACTCGTCAAGATGATGACGATTGAGCGACTGGGTCAGTACTAGACAAGTTAACGGTCCAGGACGAATAGGAGGATTCTTATCCTGTATTTTCATAACGAATCCAATATTGGTGAAAATAGCATTAAAGAAGCCGCCAGCAGTACCGACACGAACGTAGTCCTGCCAGAAATCTACCGCGCCCGTTTTCGTCAACATTCCGAGGAAGCAGCCGTTATTAATGAAGAGAGGTACCGTGGAGCCGGTGCCCATAGGAATTTGGTGGACATCTACACCGCCGTACGCGCTAACCCAGACGATTCCGTCCTCCGCCGACGCTGCTACGGTCGTATACGCCGCATTTTGACCCGCAAACAGCAGTCGGAAGTTGTTGAATACATTAACGTCGCCGCTGACGGTCAGGTTGGACGTGCACGCCATAAACGCTTTGTCGGCAAACCGCCACGTCTCACCGGCTTTGACGTCAATCTGGATGATAGAGCCCTGTAGGAACGGCGAGAGATAGATATCCAGTTCGTTTTGGGTAGGATTGGCAATAGCGTTTTGTAAGGCGGAAGAGCCGCTGAAGGAGCGGGCAAAGGCGCCCCAGAAGCCGCCGCTGCCGAGTTGGGCGTTGGTCGTTAGACCACCGTCCATATACGCCATTGTCTCCTGGTTTGTTATAAGGTTGGCACCGGGTTTTAATGAGAATTTGAGAATATCGTAGCCGCCCTTATTGGTTATAGCAGCACCGAGATTGGCAAAAGGGCTGGAGGCGGTGCCGACCGCTCCTGTACCGGATGAACTGAGAGCGACATTATCGGGTAGCGGCGCTACGGAGGCGCTAGGCGCACCAATGCCGGCGGTTTTGGGCACGGGTGCATCGGCAGTAACACCTGGCTGGACAAAGGTTGAACCCTGAACAGCAGTAGTAGCAGGTAAGACCTCCTTCACAGCCTCGGGCTTTGAAGTAGGACCGGATTGGGGAAACTGGAAAAAACTAAACATCTCTAATTAACCTACTCAAACGGTTTTTGGGCTAAAATCCAACACTGACACGCATTGCGTTCTTCGTTGACAATAACACCGTCCCGCTCAAGGTCTCGGTAGCCAGGCCAACCATGCGTACCCCATAGTTTTTGTATATATTCAAGATTGCCCCACTGTCCTACTTCGGCGACTTCAAATCCGGCGGTTTTGAATAACATAGCGAGACCCATCGGTGTAAAGCCGCCGTAATGAAAGGGAGTTCCGTGGGGAATATTGATAGTAGGAACGGAGGTGAAGACGTAGCCGCCGGGTTTCACTATTTTATATATTTCATTCATTGCCTGAAATGGATTGTATAGATGTTCAAGCGTATGGTTGAAGACAAAAAAGTCAAATTCGTCCTTAAAACTCTTTGATATGGTATGTAGGTCGTGTCCAGGATAGGTCAGATAGGTCGCCTTATCATACGTCAAAAACTCTAGTTCAGGATCGTCGTAGGTATGCCCTAAATGTTCTACGTGTTTGAGGTTGTATTTTTCAATCCATTCTACAAAATCTAAAATACACCAGTTACGAGGAAAGTCGTTGGTGTACCAAGTATATTTATGAAAGTTTTTGTGGCAGGGTGGCAGTTTCTCGTACTTCAAAAAATACGATGCGGGCAACTTAACCTTTGTATCGTACAGCGCCTGAATGGCATCATCGGTGAAGTTCATTACACGCCGATGATGATATTAACTACGTTATTATTTAGACCCTACGACGCCGCCGTGTAGTCTGCGCCGCCGCAGGTTTCGCCCCAAACCACTTCTTGATTGTGTTCGTAATACCAGGACGGTTCTTACGCGTGCGTGCGGCATTGCGCCGTGCGTTTAGCTTCTTACGATATGAATTCGTCCGCCATAAACTAGGGTCATTTTCGGTTGTCAACACAAGTGGACCTGTATACTCATTATTATAAGTCATTCTATTTATCCTAAAGATTAATCATCCACAATGAGGCACCCGTCGGCAGCCGGTGTCTCCGCCTCAGACGACTCTTCGCTCTCATCGGTACTAAACTTGACTGTATAACCGCATTCTCGGTAGAATTTACGCCGACGGCTCCACTGACCAAAACACTCAGGAAACGCCGTATCCAGGACGTCGTAAATACGGGGTTGAACAGTACGCTCTTCGGGTTTGAGGCGGAGAATACGACCAACCGACTGCTCAATATTACTCTTAGGCGTCGCCAGCAACACCGCATTGAGCGTTGGAATATTCATACCCTCGGACGCCATTGCAAATGTGCCTAGGATAACGGTACGCGTTGCAGATGCATCCAAGTCTTTCTGCTTCATTCCACCGACGTAATAGCCAATTGATGTTACCCCACACGCCTTGAAGCCGGTCTCAAACTCTTTGAGATGCTCACGGCGGTCGGAGAGTACCAGGAGCCGCCGACCCGTCTCCGAAAGGCACGGTGCCACCCACTCAATCATTGCGCGAGTCCGTGGTGCGAAGTTAGCGATATTGTTTACCATACAGGCACGGATCGGCTTGCCGTCCCAGCCACACTTCACTTCCGTATACGCATCGTCGGAATCGGTGTAACGTAGGCATTCCACCCGCACGGTATCATCTTTAGGGCGCCTAGCAATCTGATATACAATAGAACCAAGATACCACCCAAAGACTTTGGACAGACCATCGTTGCGTTTGGGCGTAGCGGTCAAGCCGAGCATTTTGGGGCAGTGGACGCGCTGAAGGGTCTGGCTGAAATGTTCGGCTGCCAAATGATGGACTTCGTCAAAGATAGCGAAACCGAAGTGGTTGAAGGTGCCGGCAAGGAAGTTGCGCGAGCAAAGTGTCTGAATCATTGCGATACTGACGTCAAACTCGGCGCCGACGTCGCATTTCTCACCCTGAATACGACCAATACGGATACCTGGTACCAAACTTCTTAGTTCGGCACTCCACTGGTCGGCGAGGAACTCTTTGTGAACTACGATGAGGAAACACTTCCCGATTTCCATTGCGGCGGCGATGCCGGTGAACGTTTTACCGTAGCCGCAGGGTAGGCAAATAATGCCGTTATGTCCCACGCTACGAAACGACTCAAGTGCCGCCACTTGGTGGATGCGGAGTTCGCCACCGAACTTGAGCGCCGCCGGCAGGTCATCACCACGAGCACGAATGTCAGAAATCGCAGGACCGAATTGGTTGAGCCCCCAGGCGGTAGGAAGATAGAAACGTTCGGCGGATTCAAGGTAGACTTTGAAGGCTGGCGACCCAGCAGTGTATGCGGCAGGACCTTCGGCGCTCACGGTCAACTCTTTTTTAATCAATAAAATTTGCGTAGGTGTGAGTTCCGATTTTGCAACGGAATAGCCTTTGGTGGAGAGAGCACGAACAGGTAACATCTTGTTTTTTAGAGATAAAAGTAAAAACTGTGCGTCATTTTTTATCATGGTGGTGAATAGAGTGAAATGGTACAGTCTTCGGTATCTCCTGTGGAGGTAGGTCTAACCATTGTGGTATTAGCCGTGACAACCGCGATTGCGACAAAGATGTTTACGTTATCAAACAGTGTGACGTCGTCCCCTGTGACGGCAGTTGCGCTGGTGGTGGTTGCGCTAGGCTTATTTAGCGTTTACCCGGCTGTTGGTGTTTCGTTGCTACTTCTTACGGCGGTGCTGATGTTCAATAGAAATGTTCGTAACACAATGAAGATGATTGGTCGTCCCCAGATGCGCGATAATTTTCAAAATGTAGCGAGCCCGTTGACCAGAGTCTCGGACGACGTGTTTCAGGGACAGATGAACGGACCGCGCTATCCTGATCGTACGGTTGCCAACGCGGCGCCGGCGAACGAGTCGTTGTCCAACATTATGTATGCGGATCGTCCGCCCATCCCGATGCCGTCGGGTCCGCCTATTAAGCCGCCGTCGTACCGTGGCGTCTATGGTGCCGATAGCATTATGAATGAGAATGTTGGCGATGCAGTGGGAGCGTCTGAGAATGGATTCCTTTCGGCGCCCCGCCCTTTGAGCGAGTTCAAGGAGACCGACCCGAGCAATCCTATGTTGGGACCGGTGAAGGTGACGGAGGGCTTTCAGCCGGCACCATTTGGAGCGGAGGAGGGCGATGTGCCGTATGGCAGCTACCCGCGGGACGCTCCGCGTGCCTCGTCTACGGGTGAGAACCGCGGCTACGTATACCGTCCCGAGATGGATACGGGCTCAAATGAGTTCAAGCGCTTTGGACCGAACCTTGACGAAAAAAGTGATTCGTTCAAGTACTATACAAATTAAGTTTAACTCTTTTGTAGGAAGATTTACAGTTCCGAAATGGTAATTTATAATTACGATTTCACAAACATTGCTATGATTCGGTTCAATAATACTCTTGTTATGTTAAGCGACCACTCTCCGAAGTACAATCTTATTGTTCATTTGGGGCATAAGGCGCAGGCAGATATGAGTCTTTTGAGTTGTGAAGAGGTACGAACGGGCGATAAGATTGATATATATGTACCGGATGTACCGACGACTGAATCTCGCTGGACAAATGTAATTAAGCAGCAAATGAGAATGATAATACAGGTCGCTCAGAAGTATCACACGGATTATATTTCCATAATTGTTGGAGGTACAGCACGTAAGGAGGTAGCGGCGATTGCTATTCACCAGATGCTCCGTGACCATGCAGGCGTGATGTATATGATTGAATTCTGTATGCCGGATGATGAGACCCGATTAGCGTATGAAGTGACAATACCACCTATTTATCGCTCATAAGTAGGGATGGCGAAACAGCGGTTTTCGCTTGCGATTGTTTTTTGTATTATTGCGGCGTTTTTAGCTGTATTGTACTATTTACATCATCGTAAAAGTGTTGAGGGATTTCAAACGAATGAGCCAAATATTATGATTGGACCGTATATTGGAACCCCTGGTATACCTATTACTGATACGAAGACGCTTGCTAACGGACAAAAGATTTATCTTGCGCAGTGGACGCCGAGTCTGACGGCGATGGTAAATGCGAGTACGGGCGAGTGCAAGTATTATGGCGCAAAAGTGGCAGATTATGATCCTTCATATTGGTCAAATAGTCCGAGTTTAGGAGTTGGTAATATTACAACCACATACGATGCAAATTGTCCGAGTTGTTCATCGTGTTGCCCAACGTGCCCGCCGGCGGCAATATCGTACCAAAATACTATACCGAATGTGATGTATGGAGCGACATTGGATGGTGATTATACAATTCAAGATATAAACTTTGATAATGCGGGAAATTACGTATATCTTACTTATAAGGATCCTTGGACATGGGCGATTAATTCTAATGGTGAGACTAGAACGTATTATGGACAGGTATCTGATTATCAAGCAACAAATTGGGATACGTATATTGGAGCAAATAATAGTATTGTATTACGCTACGATAATTCTAAACTATCGTTGAAAGCGACGTTGCCGTTTCGTTCGCCTGTGCCAAATATCTTAAAAGGTGCTGTATCCAATAATAAGATTTTGATTGATCGTATAGATAAGGATAATGATGGTAATTATGTGTTTATGGGCTATGATACACCTTATACAAAACTAGCAAATACGAAAGGCGTTTGTAAGTATTTTCTTGGTCCGATAAGCATATATACATCTGGTAATTGGAATTCTTACGTTGCGGTGGCAAACGACAGTTATGTACCGGCATATGTAACGAATCCACCGGCATCGCAAATGTCGCTGATGGGGTCTAATAAGTTATCAGTGCCGAACGTTATGTATGGTTCGTTGATTGGACGTAACATTCTTATTGAGCGTATTGATAAGGATAACGCGGGAAATGATGTATATATAGCATATGATGGTAATAGCGAAGGAGGATATACTAGGATGGTGAACTCGCTAAATCAAGGCAGATATTACAGTGGACCTATTAGTAATTATTTGTCTGGAAACTGGGATTCCTACACAGATGCTACAGGTGGTCAATATATAACTATGATAGATAATCCACCTAAACCTTTGCCGCAGCCGCCGGTTATATTGCCGAGCAATTTAATATTGGTGCCGAACATTATGTATGGACCTGGTATTGGACGTGATATTCCGATTCAGCATGTAGATCAGGATAATGCGGGTAATACGGTGTTTATTGCATATGACGGAAGTGATGGATATACAAAGATGGTGAATGCAAATGGGGTTGGTAAGTATTTTAAGGGGTTTATTAATTTGTATTCTGGTGCAAACTGGAACAGTTATAGT